CAGGGACGCCCAGCGTGCCTTCACGCATCACATGCTCGATGCGGCCGCGAGCAGTGCCGCCGCTGCTGTCCCATTGCACGAAGTCGCCTTCGGACAGCTCACCCGGCTCCGCGCGCTCGCCGTCGCCAGTGGCCTCTTCAAACATGATCGTGTTGAAGTCATGCTCAGCCAACCAGTCGCGCGCCTCGGTGGGGCTGTACCGCGCGCTGTTGAACCGGATCGCCTGGATCTCGCTTTCGCCTTCCTTGATGCCGTAGATGAAGTCAATCCCAGGACCGCCTTCATCGTTGACGCGCCGCAGCGAATCGTACTGATCAGGATCGGTCAGTCTTGCCGCGTGCTCATTCGGATAGGGGCGCGCAAAATCCACGGCGCTTCTGTCTTCTAATGCCTTGATTCTATCGGCCTTTGCGCTAGCCCAACTTTGTCCTGCATCACCGCCCCATGCAGCCCATGCAACGCGGCCGGGTGATGGATAGCCATCCTCGTCAGGACTGAAGCCCTCGCCTTGCTTGTCCACCTCATGCCGCGCGAACCATGCGGCCATGGTGATCACTGTGTCAGCGCTCAACTCGTCGCCGCTCAGGATTTGCCGTGCCCTGGCCGCGGCCACCTCCGTCCCGCCTACCCGGCCCTCGGCCTTCCAGTCGCGGTAACGCTGGGCCTCAGTCCTCATGCCATCGGTCGGCATCAGGTCGATCTCTTGCCCGTTGATCGTTGCCATCAATCCTCAGGCGCCTCGGTCGGATCCTCAAGGACTGATTCCTCTTCGTACTCTTCGCCTTCAAGCGGTAGCTCGGTATCGCCAAACGGATCGATGGAGCCGGTCGGTCTGACCTGCGTCAATCCAGCCTCGCTGACCTCGCTCGGATCGGTGTCGGTCACGATGTCCATCTCATCCAACATGGCCAGCTCGGCCTGGCGTGCGACCAGCACATCATCAAGGTCGCCGCCCTGCTCAGCGATCACCTGCCCGAGCGTCTTGAAGCCGCACCGCACTGCCGTCTTGTAGGCATCCACCTCACGCTGCGGGTCCACCCACTCCCAGCTGCGCGGCACCCACCGGCTGGCGCGATAACGATCAGGGTTGCTCTCATACCCCGGCAGGTTCAGCGCACCACTCAGCACCGCCATGTCGAGCCACTGCTCAAAGACCTGCTGGTGGAAGTTCTCGATCATGTACCGCTGTAACACCCGATAGGTGTCGCGTTCCTCCAGCAGGCTCAGTCGGCTGCTGCTGTAGTTGCTCTCTGAAAAGTTCTTGCTGATGCTCTCGAACGAAACGCCCACGCCAGCAGCAACAGCGCGCAGCATCGACCGTGTGAACGGCTCCAGCTGCCCGTCAGGGCTGTTCAGGTCCGGCACCGTTACCGACTCGCCGGGCTGCAGATACTTAAACACGCCCGGCTGGAACTCGCTCACGCGCTCGCCTTCGTAGACCGCATCACCGATCAGCTCACCCTCAGGGCTGGTGATGAATCCCATCAGCGCGCTACTCGCCCGCGCGCGCACCACCTCGGCCTCTTCATAGCCCTGCAACATATGAAGCCGCATCAGCGCCGACGCGAACCACGTCACGCCTCTGGTCTGCCCTGGCCGCTCCGGCAGGAACAGATGGATGACCTCGTCAGCTGGTACACGGATCCGCCGGCCTGTGGTGCGCGCGTTGCCCGCGTAGGTATCGCCAGGGTGGTTCGCATAGAAGTGGTAAGCCTGCGGCCGCAGGTATTGGTCCACCTCGATGCCCATCCTGACCGTGTTGCCCTCAGCCGCTTGGGGCACGTCGTCATCGATCAGGTAGTCAGCCTCCAGCACCTGCAGCGCAAACGGCACTCGGCTATCGCCGAACGGCCGCTTAATCATCCGAACAAAGACCTCGCCCGATTCGGCCATGCTGCGGATCAGCAGCCGTTCGATGTCATGGAAGCCAAGGATGCCGCTCACATCACAGCGGCTCTTGTGCATCCACCGTTCCCACTGCTCATGGATCTGCCCGTTCAGCAGCTCGTCGAGCTTGCCGCCGCGCAACATCCGCACCTGCCCCTGATGGCGGATGCCGTGCCCGATCACGTTGTTCTGGATCGCGCGCAGTGCCTGCTTGGCGTAGTCGTTGTCACGGCACAGCTGCCGCGCACGGTTGCGGAGCGCCTTAAAACTCGACTTGATCTCAGAGTCGGCGCTGGTGCCGCTCGTCACCCAGTCCGCCGTCAGCCGGCTGACGCGCGCACCCTGATACGCCCGCTGCCGCGGCCGCACCGGTTCAAAGCCCATCGCCCGAAATAGCCGCGTTCTCAGTCCCATCTCAGAACCTCACAAACAAATTGTGGGGGTTGCCCAGCCCGTTGGCTATCAAGTCCGCCATCTGCTCACGCTTCACGTCAGCCTTCAGCTTCGCCTCCAGCTGCAGTAGATCCGCCAGCTCGTACTTCTTCAGGCTCCGGCTGCCGATCGTGTACTCCCGCACCACGCCGCCGGACACCAGCGCGCGGATCGCGGCCTGCACCGCATCCAGGTCCTGCTGTGCCTGCGACCTGCCATCAACAGCGCCAGGCGAGCCGCTGTAGCTCAGCGATCGCAGCACCGTCAGTTGACCGCTGCCCAGCGTGATCGTGCTGCCTGTCTTCGTCGCGACAGCCTGCCAGAACCACGTTCCAGCATCAAAGCCCGCACTGGTCGCCGCCGCGACCGTGAACTCCCAGCCCGTGCCGTAAGCCGTGCCGACCACCGTCGCGCCTTCGCTGGCAGCGTTGAATCGCAGGTAATAGGTCAGGGTGTACGCGGCACTGCTGACCACGTTGCCGAGATTGTCTACGCCCTCGACATCGCGCCACTGGATCGTGTCGCCCGCTCTGATCTCGCTTGGGATGCGCACGGCTACCAGTTGCTCACGAAGCCACTAGCAGCCGCCGGAGCGGACTGCTGTGTCGATCTTAGCGCTGGTTTCTTCCCGCCTTCCAACTGATCACGCAACTGCTGCCACATCGTCGCCTTGTTCATCCGACGGCTGTAGATCAGCATTGCCGCATACCCATAGACCGCACAGTCGAGCGCCTCGTTCCGATCGCCTGCTTTCTTCACCCACTCCCGAATCGGAAAGCCCCGGTGATACCGCAGCGCCTGCCGCTCACTCGTTAGCTGCTTGAAATACTCCGCATCAGCAGCCTGCCCAAAGAACAATCCGCCCGAGCCTTCGTTGTGCCGGAGCCGGCCGAACAGCGTCGTTTTGATCGTGTCGGTGCCCAGCTGGTACAGCGTCACGCCGCGCTTGATCACACGACCGCGCCAGTTCACATCCACCTTGCTGCCCTTGCCCACCGCCGGGCTGTTGCGTCTGCTGCTGCCCTTGATCGCAACCACACCCTGCCGCACCCGATCGCGCACATAGGCATAGACCTCATGCGTGCAGTGGCCGCCGCTGTCCACCGCCATCTGGCTGATCCGTAGCGTCCGCCCACCAACCGCATCCCACTCAGTCGCCAGCACCTGATCCAACTGCGCCCAGACCTCCGTCTGCGTCGGGTCGCCCATCAGCTCTTGGTGCCACACCAGCCAGCCAGTCTCGCTTTCACCCCAGCCCCATACGCTCACAGCCAGCCGGTTGTCCTGCACGTCCACGCCGGAAGTCAGCAGCACCACGCCGTCGGGGCACATGCCAGCAGCGAAGTCCTTCCGCTTCGCCAGCAGTCCATCGGCACTCACCGACGCCGCGTAATCCTCTTCCCAGGTCTCAGCCAGTCGCGTGTTCACGAACGCTTTCAGCGCCGGCGCGTCAGCCTTCGCCCGCAGGAAGTCATCCACCAGTTGCTCCCAGCTGCACCAGCCAAGCGGGCTATACAGCCCACTCAGTTGGAAGCCCGCAGTCCTGCCATCGCTCGGTGCTGTCGCGCGCCACTCGCCGCCGCGCAGCATCGCCGGTTTGTGCAGTTCCTCGAACCGCTCGCCGCAGTGCTCGCACTCATACCGCACATCACCCGGCCGCTTTGCGTCCCACTTCAGCCGCGGCCATTGCAGCCACTGCATCCCCCCGCAATTGGGACACGGCACATAGAACCGCCGCTGATCGCTCCGCAAATACTCCGCCTCGATCCGGCTGAAGTCCTTCACAGTCGGGGTGCTGGTGAGCAGGATCTTGCGCCGCGCGAACGTTGTCGTCCGCCGCTCCGCCAGCGCCACCGGGTCGCCCTCTCCATCCACATCACTCGGGAACGCATCCACCTCGTCAGCGAACAGGTAGCGGCACGGCGCCGACCGCAGCCCCGTCGCGCTGTTGGCACCGGTCAGCAGCATGATCCCGCCGGGGAACTCCTTGCTGAACATCGTGTTGCCCGAGTCCCTCGCCCTGGCCGGAGCGATCTTCTCAGCCAGCACCGGCGTCTCAGTGATCATCGACTCCAGCCGCTGCTTGCTCAGCCGCTTCGCCATCTCCACCGTCGGCTGCACGCACAGCATCGGACCTGGCGCGTGGTCGATCACATAACCCAGCCAGTTGCTGCCCGCCTCGGTCTTGCCCGTCTGCGCAGCAAACATCATCACCACCCGCTGCACCAAGCTGCTGCTGCTCAAGCAGTCCATTGGCTCGCGCAGGTACGGCGTCCGGCTCGTGCGCCACGGCCCCGGCTCCGCGCTTGCCTTGCTGCTCAGCCGGCGATGCGCATCCGCCCACTCGCTCACCGTCAACGGCTGCTCAGGCCGCAGCCCTTCCATAAACCCAGCGCGCCAGACGCTCACGCGAACAGATCGGGTTGGCCGCCGTAGCCCAGCGCATCGGCAATCCGGCGCCGTGATAGCTCGTGAAATTCGGGCTCGCGCTCAATGCCGATGAAGCAGTAGCCCTTCTGTGCCGCCACCACGCCAGTCGTGCCGCTGCCCATGAATGGGTCCAGCACCACGCCGCCCTCTGGTGGAGCCAACAGGTCCAGCGCACGCAGCATCAGCTCCGCCGGCTTCTCTGCTTGGTGGCCGGTCTTGCGGTTCATAGGCCCCCATTTGACGCGCCACACGTCATAAACCGAACGGTTCACCGGCTTCCATTCCGGCATCCTCGCGGCCACGAAGCATTCGTAGGAGTGCCGCAGCATGTAGCCCATGCCCAGCTGCTCCTTGTCCCAAACGCCAACGCCACCAAATGCCAAGGGCGAACCACAGGCCGCGCGCTCGCACGCCATCGCGCCGCGCCAGTCGATGGTCATGAACGCCGCGCCGGTCGGTTTGAGCACTCGCGCCAGCTCACCCCAGACCTGCCGCATCCAAAGATCGAAAAACTGCCGCTCGTCAGGGATGGCGGCAACGGTGCTGACCCTGCTGCTGCCAGTGCCGGTGTTGGCGTACGGCGGATCCGTGATCACGGCATCGACGGAGGCGGCCTCCAGCGTGGCCAGCACTTCCAAGCAGTCGCCAAGGCGTAAATCGATCATGGGCTCAGTCTGACACCTGTGATTGCAGCGCCAGCAGCGCATCCCGATGCTCGCGCGTCAGCACCTCATGGATCACCGTCGGGTCCGTCTCGCCCGCCAGCTGATGGCTGAGTCGGTCAGCCAGATTCGCCAGCGCCTCGCGGATGCTGCGACCTACCTGAAACGCGTCCTTCTTCACATCCTCCGCTGGCACCAAATCGCCACGCTGCTGCGTCACTTGCAGCTTCGCCAGCTCAGCCTGATAATGCTCACGCCTTGCGCGACTCTCGTTGAGATCCGGGATCGCGTCATCAGGCAACTTATCGATCGCGCTGCGTAGCTCCTTCGGATCCACCGGATCCGGCTGACTCACTTTGCTGCAGTGCGTCGCCTGCGTGTTCTTGTTCCATAGCTCCAACGCCAGATCACGATCGAGCCATTTCTTTTCGTCCTTGATCACCACCGCCGCAGCGATGCGACTCTTGCTGGCATGAGTCACTGCCGCTTTCGTGCATCCACGGATCGCAGCAAACTCAGCGAACGTAACCAGCACTCGAAAGCGTTAAGCACCATTAGCCTTAACTTAACTGGTCCTAAACGCCGCTAAACGGTCTTAGACCGAGACCATTTTGCAACCGGGTGAGATCC